GGTATAAATGCAGGTTACGATGAAAAAGATATCAATAAGGAACTAAAATATTATAAAAAGGAAGGATGGTTAAAAGTTAGTTTGGAAGGTGTTGGTGGATTTGAGCATTATATAGAAAAAAAACACAATAACGGTGATTATAAGAATTTAATTAAAATATACGTAGATTATCCAGATAAAAATACCAAGGATAATTATGATGATATAGAAACTCTTGATAAGAAATTATTATTTGATGATGAAATAGATAAGGAACGCCAGCATAGCGTTGATAAACTTAAATTAGAAACCAACTTTTATAACGTATTCAGAAATACTATAAGAATATTATTAAATAAATATGAAAACATGGATAGTAAGAAAAAAATCAAGACAACAATAAATGAATTTAAAAAAGGTAATGGCAATAAAGATGATAAGGAAGAAAAAAGAAATGAAATCAAAGAAGAAATTAAAAAAATATCAAAAGATTATATTGAATTCTATACCGTAGATGATGTAGATAAGCATAAGATTATAGAACGATTAAATGATGTAAAGACGTGTATAGTTAACGAAGGAGAAGATTGTCCAAGTGAAGATATGAAAAAAGATAATATATGTTTTACAACAACAGTAGGTGAGGGTGATAAAAAAATATGTAAATTACAAATTCCAAGTGATAGTTTTATAACAAGGGATATTGATGATAAACCCAAAGCAAATGAGGAATTATATTACGATAAAATGTCAGATGAGTTGCTAAGATATGGAAATATTCAGATGTTTGTATTTAGAGAAAAATCATTTTTAACATTAGAAAATATTAACTATAATTTGCGAGATGATGAGATTTTAATATTAGAAAGTTTATTAGATAAGGAATATTTTGCTGATATAGAAGAAAATAAAAGAAATGATTATTTAAAAAGCATATCATATGATAATTTAAAACCTTCAAAATATTTACCTAAACGCGAATTACCTAAACGCGAAGTTCTTAAAATGTTGCCAAAAGCAAGATAGATTAATATTTATAGATTATTATTCATTATTATCACTACTATCACTATCATTATAAATAAATCCATTGTTAATATCATTATCGACATCATTATCGGTATCATTATTAATATCATTATCAACATCAGTATCATTATCGGTATCATTATTTTCAGATTCAGGTGTATCACTATCAACTATTGAATTTATTATTGCAGTTGCAGCATTATTAATATCATTTTGTGTATTAGTTCTTTCTAATACATTTCCCTCTAATAAATTATCTATAAAATTTCTAATACGCTCATCACTATTTGAAAAATTATATACGCGCCCAGGCCCGTCACTAGGTGGCATTACTTGACTAGGTGGTGTTTGTGTAGCTTCTCCGATAGATGGTGCTAACGTAAGAGGTGGTGGTGGTGTAAAAGGTGGTGGTGGTGTAGATGGTGCTACTTGTGTATTAGGAGGTATATGTGTAGGCGTTGGTTGTGCTGATTGTCTTAGTATAGGCGCAGATGCAGTTAGCATACCAATATCTCTAGTAAGCATAAAACGTTGTTGCGTAGATAATGATAATTGATTATTAATACGCCGAGGTGTAATCGGAGGTCTTGTTCCTTCTTGAAATATACGTGGTTCTTCTGCATTATATGTTGGAAAAGGAAAAGGAAGAGGAAGAGGATGAGGAAAAGTAATATTACGTATATTTTCATTTCTAGTAGTTGGTGGTGTAGGGTCACGTGATCTAGCACTTGGTTGAAAAGTACGCCTACTACGTCTATGTCTATCCCTATATGTTTGTCTGTTATTTAAGGTTGGATTTAAAAATGAATAAGGGTCATTTAATAATAATGATTCGTTAATATGTATATTTGATATATTTATATTATCGAATGTTTCATCAATATGTGTATAAAACTTATTACCTTTACCGGTGTAGTTAGGGGAATTTTCATCTAATCCAAATATAAACATATTTGAAATTTCAGCATTCAATATATCATCTTGGTTCCTATTTTTTAATCCTCTGATATATTTTCTTCCAAACATGGGGTTTTTCTTGATAAAAGCAATCATTTTACGTTTAACCATATCAGCATAATAAGTTTTTTTGGCATTATTTATAGAATATTTAGAGTATGTGTATTTTACATAGAACGGTTTCATAACGTTTATTAATACATCAGGTGGAAACTTAGCATGTATATCAATACTTTTTATAATAGGACCAAAGAAATGTTGATCATATAACATATCTTTAATATATCTAATTAAATCATTCTTATCAAGACTTTTAATTTTATTATCTATAATAACGTCTTTCATGATACATTCTCCTTCAACAAGTAACCGTTTAAAATCAAAATTATAATCAAAATATAGTTGATAAATTATAGGCATAGTATATGTGCTACTTTTAATAGCAAAATATATGTTATAAAGATTTGATAATGAGAATTTATTATTGTTATATGGGTTTTTTAATTCTTTTGGTTCAAAAAAATAATAAGACGGCGAGTTGCTTAACGATTTATTAATTATATTTATTAAATCAGATATTTTAAAAAGATAAAATATACCACTATCATTAATAATTGTTTTTATATTGTCTTTATAATCAGTCATTTCACACATCAACAAATCTTTATCATTTACTATATTTATTTTTGATTCTCTATATTTATATTTTCTAACCAAATTATTTAGTTTATAATAATAGAATTGAGATTTAAAAAATAGATGACAAAAGGCTTCTTTATCACAGTCTTTCATAAAAACATTATTAATGATAAATGAACCAAACTCTTTCATTTTACTTTTAGAGTTATAGAATTGTAATGTAATCGCCTTAAAATACTCATATTGATTATTATGTATAAACTGATTAACCCTTATATGTTCTCTCTTATTTTTTTTTAATAATATTTGAATAATTAAATAAAAGGTACTTTTTTTGCTTGACATAAATGAAAAATTTTCTGTAGTTGTCATATTATAAATTATAATTTATATATTTGTTTTTTTATATATATTTTTAATAATACTTTAAATAATACTTTTAAAGTATAAATCTTTATTTAGAGATATTATATCAAGTTTGTGTAATCAAGATATTTAAATTTTTTATATTTAAAATAAAATTATAGATATATATATATATATTAATTTTAATGGCAAAAACAAGAAAACAAAGAATAAAAAATAATAGCAGGGCAAAAACGATTAAAAATAATAAAAATTTACTAAGTAATGAAGGAGATATGGAAGGGGGCGCGGTCTTCTCCACTGAAAAATACGGTTTATACTTCCAATTTCAAAACAGATTCAACGGTGACGATAAATTTAAAAAAATTAGAAATTTTTTAAAAAAAACGTGCTTATTTTTTTTAAGAGGATATTATATATCAATAAAAGGAGTAAAGAGTAAGAATATGCGCAGTTGGATCGGCCGACATTATAGTGACCCTGCCAACCGTGGCCCACAATCAGGGAAAGAATTTCATGTTATGAAACAGGAGGCGATTGTGGAAGATCCAATTATGAATAAATATAAATATTTTCTAGGTGGATATTCTCAAGAGAAGGACCGGGGCATAGCAGAAGAAAATTATTTATATATGCTACAATCTGTTGTGGGAGGGACGGGGTTGGTGTACCACAAAAATAAAGGTTTATTGGGCTATGAGAATTATTTTGATGAATTTACAGCAAAACTAAAGCCGTTTGAGATGATAAACGGCGATCCTATAGATGAAAACAATATACTTGAATTTATAATGGATCAACTTAAAGATATAGAGGGCGTCGACTCACCCACGCCCCAGGATAATTATGATATACATAAAGACTATACTAGATTCTTAACCACGGACCCTAAAATAACAAAGTTTTGGTATACCGGTTATGTACAGGCATTAACAGAATTAGCATATAAATTATTATATCCGAAAAGCGGGGTACTGTCTATATATAGCGGGTGGGCAGGATTGAAGCGTTACGCGGAAACAATCAATGACTTTCGAAATATTATATCAATTACTAAAGCTAATTCTGAGATGACAGATGAGCAATACAAGACGATGCCAATGAATAAAAAAGAATATTACACCCCTTTTTTATTTAACAATGTGGAGAGCGCAAAAAAGATGCGAGTTGGAATAAAAAGAGTAATTAGTGATTGGGATACGTATTCTAAGATACAACGCGATAACAAAGAACCGCCGATGGGAGAAGGAACGAGCGAGATGCTCGGGAAGCCGCCAAACGCGAATTGGGAAGAAGGCAATCAAGTATACAAAATTATTTTAATGATGAAATTATTTAGATTTGTTTGTCGGCAAGGCAAAACCGCGAAGGGGGTGGCAAAACAGGAAAGCGCAGATATAACAGGTACCAGATCAGCAGCGGAGAGTACGGGGTTCGAGTTCAGAGCGACTTTTGGATTTAAGAACAGGTTTGATAATTATACTATACGTATGTTTAATCGTATAAATGAAGCGGCAGCGCAATTAAGTACGATTAATGATATTATGGTTAAAAAAGACTGAGCCTAATAGTATTCGGACAAGTCAGCGCCAACGTCTTCTTCACACAGCAGTCTCTTAAGGTCATCTTCGGTGGATGAGAGCGAGTTGCCGCCGTCAACGACCGCAGCGTAAATGGTGGATCTAGCTATGAGTACGATGCGCTCAATCTCCTCCCCGGTATAAGATAAAAAATTAAAAAATAAAAAATATTATATAATATGTAGATGGCAAAAATGTTGTATTCGTGGTATGTTCCCCAATATTCAAAAGAAAATAAAGGTATACCTCCAATAAATAAATGTATATATTATAGTGAATTATTAGATAAATGTAAGATAGAAAACCATAATAAAATACAACAAAATAAAAATTGTACATTTTATATTGAACGATTAGAAGCATTAAAATGCAATAAATCAGAGAGGAAAAGTGGTAATACAAACGTAAGTGGTAATACAAACGTAAGTGGTAATACAAACGTAAGTGGTAATACAAACGTAAAAAAAAGGTTCAACTATAAAGAAGACTTATTTGAATAAGAAGATTATTTAACCATCGTATTCAAATATTTTTTTAACTTAACTTTTTAACTTGACTTTTTAACTTAATTATTTAATTTTTAAAAATCAATATCATAATCATCATCATTTCCAGTATCTCGTATATTAGTAGTAACATTAACAAGATTATTTTGTATCGCAATATTACTTATGCTACAAGCATCATCACCTGTAGATATATTAAATTCTTCTTCAATATCTTGGTCATCTTGTGCTGAATAATTTTCTGCTTCCATATTCATCATTTCTTTAATATTTAGTATTGTTTTAAAAGCACTTGTGCCGTAATAACCTTCTTGTCCACACATAACATTAGCAGATACACCACGCATATTATCTAACTCGGCGTGTCTCGCTGCCTTTAAGAACATCTCTGGTGTTTCCTCAAAACTGGCTTTAGCAATAGGACCGATATCATCGTTATTAATACCGTGTCTGAAAATGCTAACCATCTTACTTTTACAGGTCATTCTGTCACATAATAGCGCCATATGATGATAATTAATATATGTGCCATCAAACTCAATAACCTCTGCTAACTCATTATATATAGTTTGTCTCGCAGCTTCAATGCCGAGAACATTATTAATTTCTTGGATATCATTACTAAATGTACCGTTTGCATCAATATAATCCAAACTTAATATGTCCATCATATTTGTTCCAACTGTATCAAGAACCCACGTTTCCTTCTTCTCATAATTTCCATTATTTTCAATAACAGAATCGGGTATTTTTCTAACAATAACCTTTCCGATATTTTTAATTCCACGCAATACAATGTTAGTAAGCAATTTATCTTGGAAATTTTTCAATATATATATTTCATCAGATTGATCTAAATTTTTAGGTTTAATATTTTTCTTACTTTGTGATTTAGTAATATTACTTATTCTTAATCTCATAATTAATTTGTCGTCATTGAAATCACTATATACACATTTAATATCATCTTGGTAACTATTTTTGATTGCGAAGTTAACTTCATCCATAGTAATATTTCTATCTAACATAGATTCTTTATCTAGCTCAATTCTAATAACCCATTTAGATTTATCAGAGTCCTCGTCGTCGTCGGCACCATCTTGATTTTGAGAACCGTTGCATTCTTGAGTAAGCATTTGAAATTCTCTATATTGCTGTATAAGAGTAGTATCGCTATCAATAAGAGTATTTAGGTCATCAGGATCAAAATATATACCGATGCTTTTTGTAATATCAACAAGTTTGGTATGTTCCAGTTTATTTTTAATGTCTTGCGCCTTATGTTTATCAAACATATCTTTTTCTTTAAGAACAACAGTAACAGATGGATTTTTAGGATTTTCAGATAGTGATAATATTTCTTCAATCCTCGGAACACCACGAGTTACATTAGATTTAGATGCTACACCTGCAAAATGGAAAGTATTAAGGGTCATTTGCGTAGTAGGTTCACCTATAGATTGGGCGGCAATCATACCGCACATTTCACCAGGTGCCATAATGCTTTGTTTATACTGTAATTCAATCGTCTCAAGTAAAAGGACAATACTCTTTTTGTTGAAATATTTAACCATAAGAAGATTAGTAGGAGAAAGATAAAAGTAATACATAATTTTAAATAAATAATTTGGTTTATAGTAAGTAGATTCACTTAATCGGTTCATTGTATGTTCAATAAGTTGATATGTTTCAAATGGAGTAATATCTACTAATGAACTAGACGAAAGTTGCTGCTGTTTTTCTATGTTATTAATTACGTGTTTAAACGAAACAGGTAAATGAACTTTATCACTATCTTTGTATTTAAATACGTGTTTAATAAGATCTTCTCTAGCCTTGATAATATAATCCACGTATTCCTTTGATTTTTTTTGGGCATCATTCATTTGTTTTTTAATCCGTGTCTTAGCAGATTTAGTAAAATTATTAGCAAATATAGAACTGCTGGTAGTATCAGATGGTATCATATAATGCGAGTATATTTCTTCCAAAGTCATACTACAAATGGGTAGATTTTGATTTTCAACCTTTACAGGGTCAATTCCATCATCTCCATAGCTGAATTGTATGATTTTATTTTTATTGTTGCGGATAGTATTATCGTAAGCACACATTAAATCTTCCATACCTTTGATAAGACGGCGCTGAATATAACCGGTTTGTGATGTTTTAACCGCTGTATCAATTAGACCAACACGACCACCCATAGCATGAAAGAAGAGTTCTTCTGGTTCAAGTCCGCTAATAAAGGAACTTTCAATAAATCCACGTGCAGATGGAGTATCGTCAAACTTCATAAAATGCGGAAGTGTTCTGTTTTCAAATCCGTAAGGAATGCGTTTACCGTCTACATTTTGCTGTCCTAGACAGGAGATCATTTGGGATATATTAATATTGCTACCTTTAGAACCAGCATTAACCATAATAACAAAACGGTTGTTTTTACTCAAACTTTCCTTCCCGATTTTCCCAGCCCCTTCATTCGCCTCATTCAAAATATTATTCACCCTTGTTTCAAATTCTTCAACGTTGCTTCTACCTGTATTATTTTCAAATATACCGAGATGTGTTTCATCTATGAGATTGCTTACCTCTTTCTTCTTATTTGTAATAACATCGGAAATTTTTTGGTTTGTTTGTTCGTCGGCAATCAAATCGCTTATACCGACTGAATATGAACTGGATTTCATATATTCATTTACGATGTGCTGAATGTTATCGATAAACTCAACGCTCTTAGCATTACCGAAATCATTAAATATACGTTGTATAAGACCGGTAGTTCCAGAACCTAATACACCCTTATTGATTTGTCCCTTTTTATATTCACCATTAACAATTTCAACTCCTTTATTCTTAATAGACAAAGCCGGTAAGATTTGGGAAAGTAATTCGAAATTGCTTAATGTTTTATCTTGCTTGCTTTGTTTGATTTGTTTGCCTTGTTTGTTTAGTTTTTTCATATCTGTAAATATTTTTTCATCAATATCTTTAATGTTAACCAGTAAGTTCATAGCTTGAAGAGGTGTAAATTTAATATCATTTCTAGTAAAACGATAACACCCGAGTAGAGAATCTTGGAAAATACCAATAATAGATTGATTGTTTGCCGGAGAAATGATTTGATATGGAACCGCCGCCAGATTGCGAAGTTCTGTTTCTGCCTCTACGTCTTGTGGCATATGTAAATTCATTTCATCGCCATCAAAATCAGCATTATACGGTTTAGTATCGCCGACATTCATTCTGAAGGTATCACCCACTTTCATAATACGCGCCATATGACACATCATGCTCATTCTGTGAAGAGTTGGCTGACGGTTAAATAGAATAGCGTCGCCATCCATCATATGACGGTGTACGGTATCGCCATTATTTAGTTGTAGAGAATCGCGGTCAACATACCGCAAAGATATGTTTTCACCGTTTTTCTTTTCAAGGATTTTGGCACCTGGATATTCATCAGGACCATTTCTGACTAATTTTGTTAAGAACGCTCTGTTTTTAGCATTAACAATAACTGGTTTGGTAATGTTTTTAGCAATTTTCATCGGAACACCCAATTCCTTAATAGAGATGTTAGGGTCAGGCGTAATAACAGAACGGGCACTATAATCAACACGCTTACCCATAAGGTTACCTCTTACCCTGCCGCCTTTACCGTTAAGGCGCTCTTTAATGGATTTCAAACAGCGACCAGAGCGTTGAGCGCAGGAAGCAACCCCAGGCATTTTGTTATCAACCATCGTAGCGATATAATATTGTAAAAGGGTTGTCCAATCATCAATTAAAGAAGTATTTGCGTTTTGTTTTATTTTTTCTTGTAAAGTGTTATTTGTTTTAATAATGCTAACCAGTATATGACTGATATCATCTTCGCTTCTTTGCTGGGAATCAACTTTAACAGAAGGTCTTACAGCAGGTGGTGGTACTGCTAAAACCTGACATATCATCCAATCAGGACGGGACCATATAGGACTAAATCCCATAAAGGCAACATCTTCATCAGATATCCTTCTAAATATTTTAATCATCATTTCAGGTGTAATTTTCATGTTTAATTTAGACGCATCGTCTTCGGTTGTTGTGTTCATATTATCCCATTCGGCAAATATAGAAGCTAATCCTTCTTTTTTGTATTTAGTTGGTTGTTTGCAACCACACCCATCAGGATTGCATTCACCACAACGTTTCTTTTTACTTGCTAAACCAAATACATAATTCCACCTAAGATCGGATTTCATATCAAGAGCATGCTTATACTTATTTTTATCAATTAGAAGTTTGCTACATTTAACACATACACAGCGCATAACCTTAAGAACTGTAGTTAGATATTGAATATAATATACTGGTCTTGCTAATTCGATATGACCAAAATAACCGGGGCATTTAATATAATCATTGCCATCCGTAGGACATACTAATCCGGGTTCAAGAACACCCATTCGTGGATCAAATAATCCACCGATAACAGGTTTACTTCCTACATATGTATCTCTACTGGTTATTTCCGCTACAGAAGAGTTTCTAATTTCAGTTGGTGATAATATACTAAACTGAACACCTACAA